CCGCGGTACACGCGGCAGCCAAACGTCGTCGCGTCCATCACCAGCGGCACATTCTGTCGCGGCCGAGCCTCGCTCGTCAGGGTTGGCACGCTGTCGCTGACATACGCAATCGCCGTCGCGTTGCTGGCGAAGCGACCCCAGCGGTCGAAAACTGGCGCGTATGCGACGCCGCCTTGGTACACCCCAGCGACTGCCGTTTGGTAAAAATCTTCGTAGTACCACCGCACGACGCGCCGGATCGAATCCCACTGCGCCATTGCGCGGATTTTGCCGCCGAATGAGGCGCGCGATTTGAACCACTCCCACGGCGCGGACTCGATCCGCTGCAGTTGCGCACCGCTAAACGCATAAAATCCGTCGGCTGACAGGAAATACAAAATCCCTTCAGCCTCGCACACTGCGTCGTGAGACACGATGCCAATCTGCGCAGATACCACGCGCCACGCCCACGGCACGCTTGGATCGCCTGTAAACGTGCCGCGCAAAATGGACGTCGCCTTGAAGGCGATGATGTCGTCCTGAAATGCAATCAATCGCACGATGCCGCCGGGCGTTTGCATCAGCCGGTCGCGGCTGGCAAACGTCGCCACGTCCGGCGCCCAGCTCGTCACGTTCTGCAGCGCGCAGGTCCAATAGCCGTCGGCATACGGGAACGCGCCGTCGTTGATGTTCGCCAGCATGACGAACCCGGACTGCACGCACATGGTTCCCGCGGCCGGCGCACCGCTGACGTTTGCGAATCGAGTTCCCGCCTCCGGTAGCGGTGTCGTTTGCAGCTGATTCGCGTAGCTGACCGCGAGCGCGTCGACGCCAAAAGCCCCAAATCGCCACCCGTCGTCCTGAGTGTCCGTGACGGTCACGTATGGCGTCGTTCTCGTCAACGGCAACAACGCGCCGGAAATTGCCGCCGAAATTGTCGTTGCCGTTCCAAGCAACAAAATCGGCAAGAAGTTGCCCGACTGCTGAACCAACGCAGCGCCGCGACATTGCGTCGGCAAGGTCTGCGTATACGTAACGCCTGCTGCCACCGAAAAATCCGGCGCGTACCCGCGCGCGGTCGGCAACAGATTGGTGATGTCGGTCAGGATGCCGGGCGTCGTCGGGTCCAGGTCCGGCGCCCACGCCACGAGCGGCTGGTTAGGTGTCACGCGGCACCCTCACCCAAATCTCGACATCGCGCGGCAGCCGCGACCACTGCCCGTCCACCGGGATCGACGGCGGCGGCGTGCCCGCAGCCTGCACCGTTAACGTCAACGCCTGCGCCACCGATGGACCGCTGGCATCGGACACGACGGCTGCAATGCTTGCCGATCCCGCGACGGTAGGCGTGCCGCTGATAACGCCTGCCTGGTGCGTCAAGCCCGCAGGCAGCGTCCCCGTCACCGACCAGAGCAACGGCGGCTGACCAGTAGCCCCTAGCGCAGCAAAATACGGGATGCCAACTACAGCAGCCGGTAACGTCGTCGTTGTGACTGCAGGCGCCGCAAAAATGGTTATCGAAAAATCAACGAACGTCGTTCCGCTTGCATTTGTTGCGGTTACACGGATTGGATACTCACCCGCAGCGGTCGGGGTACCAATAAACGCAGTGCCCGACCGCGTAATCCCTGGCGGCAGGGTCCCCGTGTGCGTCACCGTAGGTTCAAGTTGCCCCGTGACAGCGATCGTGACTGCGTACAGTGTGCCGACACGACCGGAAGTCAACGACGTCGTTGCAATCTCTGGCGCCGCAGGCGTGTAACCCGATCGATGCACTCGCATCGTCGTCGGGTGATTGGCATGACGCCGCCAAACCCGCATCACCAGCGGCCTACCCGGGATGATGTATTTTGTCGCCGCACTGAACGCGGCACTGATGGCCGTTGCAAACGGCGCCGCGGCCTTATCTGCGCCGGTTTGCAGCAGTCGCCATTGATCCGCGTAATCTCCCGATACAAACGTCGTCAGCGACGCGACGTCGGCCACCGATACGCCGTACGTCGTCGCAGCGATCGTCCTGATGCGTGTATTCAATGTTGCGTAGCCCGTGCGCGCCGCGTTGGTCTGCGCCTCGGTTTGCCCCTGCTGGGGCGGCAGCGTGCCGACGACAATCTGCGCATTGGGAAATGCAGTGCGCAGCTCCTGGATCAGCGCCGCCATACGGTCGCCGATGCCGCTGGGCGTGTTCACGTAATCGTCGCGTCCGGCCCACAGCACAATGACCTCAGGAATCGCGGGCCCCGACGGAATGCCAACGACCAGCCCGGGCTGCGGCGGGACACCGGCCGCGGATGCGACGATCGCTGGCAGACGCGCCGACAGATTGTTGGAGCCGGTCGACAATGCCGCGCCTGCATACCCTTCGTGATCTGGGTCACCGCCGATGGCCGGCGTCAGCGCCTGAGAGCCCAGCGCGTTGATCGACGTGCCCTGCGCCGCGAGCTGCTGCAACACGCGCCCGCGGATCGAGCGATGGCCGTTTGCCGTCGACTCGTCGCCGCGGATCAAGTCATCGCCAAAAAACAGCAGGCGCCGCGCCGCTGGATCGGTGGTCGTGGGCGGCAGAATCACGCCAGGCGTGCCGGTCGTCGTCCAATCGATCGGGGGACTAGCTAACAAAAAATTCGGTGAAATGCTTGCGAAGTCGGCCGCCTGCATGTTGGCGCGCGACCCTTCGAAGTACGTGCTGAACCCGACGCTCTCCCAGTTATTCGTCACCCGCAAGAACGGGCCCAACCCCACCGCCGGCCAGTATCCAGCCGTTGGAATCGTCGCGCCAGCGAACGGGTACAAATCGCAGCCAATGTGTATAACCAGCTTGGCCTGCGCGCGATCATCTGCCCCGTTTGGATCATCCAAAATGAGGCGGACTTCCATGTCGAACGCCATGCCGGTAATGTTCCACGGATCGGCAACCGCCCACGGCGACCCGTAACCGTGGACGATCACCGTGCCGTCATTGCCGATTTTGTGCGACGTGCCGCCACCAGTTTCCGTGCGCCAGCCGCCCAACTGTGCGACGTCAACGACGTTGTACGAGTACCTGTTCGACTGCGGTCCGTCGAGATTCGCCACAATCGACCAGGACGCGCGGCGGACTTGCGACCGAAAGCGCCGAATGTGCACGCGTGTGTTTGTGGCCGTGTGCAGGTTTGCGTCCGGGTTCGTTGCGTTTTGCTCGGCGCAAAGGACAAACCACGTCATCCCCGCATACCACCACGTGTCGCGCGAATACGGCGCAGGGTTGTACCAGCTCAATTGATCGCCATGCAGCCTGTGGCCCGTGTGCATGGTCGTGCCGTCATACCAGGACGGCGAGATACGGCGCGCGGGCGCCACAAACGGCTTTGCCTCGTGCCCCGCGCGCATCGCGTCGATGACGCGAATTACGTTCGCCATCTCACACAGCCTTTACCGTGCCAACGCCGCGCTCGCCCGACAACCCCAGCCCGGTGTTGTAGGCGATGACGTTAACCTGCGCGTTAAGCGCCACCCCCGACGGCGCAGGCACATGCAACTTGTTTCCGGTCGACTGCGCAGTGACGTTTGTGAGAATGGTTGCGCCGGCGGCCGGCGACCCGCTGCTCATCTCGACCGTCCATCCGGCGGAATTGTTGATCGTGATTGCTGGGCTGGCGTTCGGGTCTGGGTCAAGCAAGATTTCTACGAAGAACGTGCCGGAAATGAGCTTGAGCGTAACGATGATTGCCAAGTAGCCGTCGTCAATACCCGTCGTGTCAACGGTCCACGCTGCCGACAGCGGCGAAACGCTGTTCAAATCCGCGTAGCTCGCCTGGAACGGCACGGCAACGAACGGGGATACCTGGTTGTACGATGCCCACGCGGTAAAGCCGGCCGGTGCAACGGATGGCGGCGTCGCGGACCCGTTAAACAAAATTGAGCCCAAGCCAGCAACGGCAGCTATGGCGAATTCTTGCGCTTGCGAAAGACTGGCCGTTGGACCAATAGACACCGACGCGTTCGGGTAATCGACGCTTGCATCCGTCGCAATGTCGACCGCGCTAGACGCAACCACGCCGCCAACTTCGAACGCAAACCACGACCCAAACGTATCGCCGGTTTGTGCTTTGACAAGCGTCAGCGTGTGCGATCCTGCCGCAGCGTTTTGCAGCAGGTACAGCGTCAACGTTAAACGGTTGCCGCCGCCAGCGTTTTGCGAGTTCCGGGTGCGCGTGAGCGCTGCAGTCAGAGCGCCGCCGTTGCTCGACGTCACCGACGTGACGTGCGGCGTCAGCGCATCCTGCCGGTACGTGGCGACCAAGCACCCGATTGTGGACCCGGCAACCACCGACGTGAGCGACCGCGTTTCGTTACCCGTTCCGGCCGCAAAGGTTGCGACGGCAGTCGTTTGTAGCGGTGCTGGCATGTCTTATCCCGGCGTGACTGCGAGCGGCGCCGCGCCGACGGCAATCTGCCGTGCGCTGCGGTTTTGCTCGGCGATGAACTTGTCCACGATCTGCAGCGCCATCATCGCGCGCGGGTCGTCGTGCAGGAACACCCGCGCTTGTGCGATGGCGCCCATGCGGTAGATGTCCGGGCGCTTGTTCAGCAGCCAATTGCTGTCCCCGTCCGCGGCGAAGTCAGGCAGCGCGGCGTAGTAGGTCAACTCGACCGCGGTGGACGACGGGAACGGGTACACCCGGAATTGCATGTCCTGGATCGTGTAGACCGGGACATAGGGCACCGCCGCGGTTTCGACCAGCCGCTGCATCTGCCACGGGGTTTTGTATTCCAGCACCTTTCCGCCAGCCTCGAGCAGCCGCATGGCGCGGAAGTCGGTCGGTAGCGCCGTCCACTCGCCGGTAAGCGTGGTGGATGCGACCGTCTCCATCTCCGGCGTGCGCAGCTCGTCGCTGAACCGCGCGGTCGCGTCCGCGATGAACGTCGGCACGAACGCCGTTAGGTCAGATCGCTGCAGGAAGTCGGCGACCTGCGATTTCAGTTGGCCGTAGGTGGTTGGCATTTAACGATTACTCAATAAGCGAACCGCTAAACCAATTTGCGTTAGCGTCGTTGAACGTCACAAAGTTTCCGGCTCCGCCAACTCGTGCAACTTGAAGTTTTACCGTTTCCCCAGCCGTTAATTGTAGCTGACCACTACCCGATACCGAATTGTAGTCAGCTATCATCAAATATGATCGTTGCAACGCGCCGGAGCCACTTGATACAAGCGTTATCGTCCATCGGTCGCCGGCAGTTCCGGCGTTGTCGTGAAACAACGAATAATCAAACGAGTAACGCCCTGTTTTCGGAGCCGTAAAAGACGGCGACTCAAACACTCCGCCCCGATCGTACACCTCGGTTACAAACGATACGTCAGTTGCCGCCCCGGAATTAAAGGTTTGCGCTGCGTTTTTTCTGGCTAAGAATGCCGCCCTTGTAGTATTGCCGGTCGATTTATCGTAAGCGTTGCCAAGGTCTTGAATTGTCGCTGCGCTAATAACGTCCGACGCGCTAGAAACAGTTGAAAACGACGTATTGCCGTTGTGCGTTACAAAATTTGCCGACGCGTTTATTGCGTTTTGGCATGCATTAAATACGTTACCAGTGGCAGCAATAGTGTTGCATGACCCGCCTATTCCACTTGTGCGCGCGGTCCCGCTTCCTGCCAACAGATTGCCTTGCGCGATAAGGTTTGTCGCCGCTCCGCTAACGTTTATCGCGTAATACGTGCCTGCCGTTTTATCTCTTGCCCACGACGCAAAAACATTGTTTGACACAACAACCCATCGGGTCGGCGTATTGCCTGAGATTAAAATGCCGTCTTCGGTTGGACTGCTAATGACGTTTCCATCGATTACCAACGTTTCGCCGACCGCACCGCTAGTCGCAACGTAAATTGCACTTCCCGCTTGCGTTGTATCAATGCCATTAAACGGGTTGAAGTCGTTCCCGACTATTTGACTTGTCGTAAAGTTACCAGCCCCTGACGCATAAATGCCGAACCGCGATTGATCAAACGAATTATCGCTAATCCTGCACAGCGCCACCGTGCCGCCTGACGATACCGCCAATCCTTTTGAGTAACCAAAAAATAGATTTTCCGTTAAGAAAATCCCATCCCCTCTATTGTATTCTATGGCGACCCCGTTTGCCCGAGTGTAAGCACGACATCCGCCCTCGGTTGCCGCCAGCCAATGCCCAAACGTAAACGTGTTCCCGGAAATCTTAATTACTTCTAAGTTGTGCGTGACTTCAATACAGCGGTGGATGCCGTAAACCGTATTGTCAGCAATCCAAACGTGCCCGACGTTTCCATTTGCGTCACCTATACGCACCCATCTATATGCGTTATAAACGACGTTGTTTGTCAGCCGCACAAACTGCACCGGCCCGTTGTCAAAATCAAAATCAATAGTCGGCGGATATGCAACTGGCGTTGCGCTGTCTGTTTGATCCGGATAAAAGAACCCGCAGCCAGAGATTGACACGCCACGACGCACTTTGAACAACGACGCCCCGGTTGCGGTCACTTGAAACACCGTGCCCTGATCTATTGCCGCCGTAGCTCCGTCTAAAACCCCGGCGCCTACAATGGCGACTTCTTCAAGAACAATCGGCCCGGATGTGGTGTCTACGGCAAACTGCCCGGCCGGAATTTTTAGCGTGCCGCCTCGGGCTGCCATCGCCGCTTGGCGAATAGCCGCGGCATTAACAGCGCCAGTTTCGGCAGGGCTGGCCCCAAACGCCCGCACGTCGACTACGCCCGACAACCCGATCTCGTTGACGTTGCGGATGGCGAACTCCGCGCCTAGCCTGTATTTAGTGCCCGCTAACTTCACCGTCACGGCTTGATCCCTTCGATCCGCATATCGCGCTCCGGCACGTGCCACTGCGGCGGGGTGGACACCACCGCAGTCAGCCCGGCATCGGTCATCAGTTCCATCAATTCAGACTCGGAAAAGCACCAGCGGTGACACATCGCGTCGCTGCGATAACCTGGGTCGCCGTACAGCGCCAGCATCGTCAGCCGCGCCTTGTACGGCCGCTGGCCGGTCGCAGCCGCGACCAGGTGCGCGAGCACCTTGTCGAGACACGGACACTCGAGGATCAGCCGCCCGCCAGGCTTCAGCACTCGCGCCCACTCGGCGAGCAGCGCCGACGTTTCCCAGCGGCCGAAGTGCTCGACCACGTGGCAGGCGAAAACCTCGTCCGCGTATCCGTCGGTAAACGGCAGCGCGCGCAGGTCGCACTCGTGGTCGGGCTTGCTACCCGACCAGTTGCCCGGCATGTCGACGTTGATGTAGCCCGGCAGCAGTTTCCCGCCGCAGCCGAGATTCAGACGTACGACAGCGCTTCCAGCCACAGCTTTGCGATTCGCTTCGGGTTGTACTGCCAAGCGACGTAGTGCTGCGCCGCGCAAATCCTGTGCATCACCTCGTCGTGATGCGACAGCGCCCAATCGACGCCCTCCGCGATGTCGCCCACGTACACGCCCAAATCGCCATACGCCGGCAAGTAGCCGCAAATTGGGAACACCCCGCGGCGGATCGACTCCACCGCGCGGTTGCCCGACTTACACGCGCTTTTGCCCGTCGGAATCACGCACAGGCCCGCGTCGATAAACTCGCGGTCCATCGCATCCGGCGACCACTGCACCACCCGCACACCGGGCGGGCCGGCATCGACGTTGGAAACGATCGCCAGCGGCCGGCCTGCGAGCCTGTCCAGCCACGGCACCAGATCGCGCAGGTTCGTTTTGTGGCCGAACCAGACCAGCCGCTCGTGCACCCGCGGCTTTCCTTCGGGCGCCTCCCACGGGTCAGGGATGACCCATGCATCGCGCCCCGTCTCGGCCTTGATGCGATCGCGCATCGCCGCGGAATTGCACGTCACCGCGTCGGCCTGCTCGCACGCCAGCCGGTAGTGCGCGTCGTGCACGCCGCCGAAATGGTCGTCGCAGACGTCCATCACGACTTTGCGGTAGCCCGCGGTCGCCTCGTCCCACGACCAGCCGTGCTTGCCGATCACCAGGATGTCGCGGCCGCGCTCGATGCCTAGCTCCGCAAGCTCGCGCTGCGGTATCTCCGCGCGCAGCCGCGTGGACGCCAGGTCGGGGCGGATGCCGCGGAAGGTAATGCGCGGCTTCATGCCCGCACCGCCGCGCGCTGCATCATCTCGACCGGACACTCGCCGACCACCGCATTCGCTCGCAGCAACGCGCCGTGCCACTCCCGCGAGTGCTCGCAGTCGACGTAGTGCGCAAACCCAGCGACACCCAAAGTAAAGTGCGCCAGCTTCGCGTCATTGCGCATCGGGTACTCGCCGACGAGGTGATTCCACGCCGACGGCACATCACCAATCAAATCGGGGTCCAGCCATTCGAAGCGATGCAAGTGCTGCGACGTCGACCGCGCCACATATCCCGGCGTCAGCACCCGCATCGCAGGATGCCCGCAGTTCAGCAGCATGACCGACGATTGATTTTTTTTCGGGTACTGGATGTTGTCGTTCTCGATCGGCGACCCGACGTACTTTCGCGGGGCGCTTGTCCGGTAGTCGTGCTTGACGACCTGCATGGCGTACCGCGAATCGCGCAGTTCCCACAGGTCAGCGACGTCCGCGCGGAACAGCACGTCCGAGTCGACGAACAGCGCCCACCCCGCGAAATCCTGCAAACACGGGATCAGGTAGCGCGACGTGATGAACTGGTTAGTGCCGTCGCGGTGGTCAGGAAACCACCTCAGCGATGCGAGCGTCAGCGGCTTGATCGCCACCGGCACACTCGCCGTTTCGATGATGCTCTGCGTCGCCACATGCCACGCCGCGGCCTCGCGCGGGTCGTAGCCGAGATAGATAGTCGGGTGCACTCAGAAGCCTTCTGATCGTGCTTACCCAGGTTTCACCAGCCCGCTGCCGAAACACGCGGGCGCTCCTGTACCACGGATAAACAGGGAGCGCGTAGTTCCAACTCGGCCTGGACGGCACGAGGACGACGCCGGGCACGCCGAGCGCACCGGCGACGTGGTGAACGGTCGTGTGGATGCCGATCACCATGTCCAACTCAGCGACTAATGCCGCGGTGTCGTCGTAGTCGTTCGACTCGACCGCGCGCTTCCAATGCTTCACCGGCAGGCCCGTTGCCGCGATTTCCGCGCTCGGGTCTTTGTACTGCAGCGACACGAAGTCCGCGTCCATCCCCTCGATCAGCGGCCGGAACGCTTCCAACCCGATCGCGCGTGCAGCGGCTTTCGTCCACCGCTTGCCGCCCGACCAGCACAACCCGACCTTCGGCCGCGGCCCGAGCGTGTCGAGCAGCGCGCGCCATTGCACCCGGCGTTCCGGGTCCGCCACCAGGTACGGCGTGCCGGGACACGACGCGGGCGACGGCCGGTAGAACTCGGGCAGGCCCGCAATGCCCACGCGATGCGTGATCTCGTGATCGTTCGGCCACTCCACGCCCTGCTTCAGCCGCGTGCCGTACACATGCACGCCGGGGAACGAGCGCCGGAACAGCCCCTCTAGCCGCGGATCGCACTCCAGCACCAGCGACGCTGCATCGCGCGCGGCATCCGGGATGCACGACGCGTAGACGATCTCGTCGCCGAGCCCCTGCTCGCCGTAGACGAACAGATGCGCGCCCTTTTCGCCCTGCCAGCGCACCTCATCGCCGACGACGATTTCCTTGCGCCACTCGCTCGCCAGCGTCGCCGCGTATCCCTTCCAGCCGCGCTCCCAATCGCCCAGCGCCAGGCACGCATAGCCCTGCGTCATCCGCGCGCCCATGTGCTGCGGCTCGCGCGCCAGCACCCGCTCGGCATACCGCAGCGCGCGGTCGAAGTCGCCTTCCTCGAGATACGTCGTCGCAATCTCGTGTTCGTACTTGTTCTCGCCGCGCTTGGCCGCTTCCTGGAACATCTGCCGCGCGCGGACTTCGTTGCCCATGCGCTGATGGTTGACGGCGATACCGGCCCAAAGCTCGCCCTTCTGCGGCGCGACCTGCACGGCCCGCTGCAGCACCGCACAACTCAGCCCGTGGCGGCCTGCGCGCTGGAACAGGTAGCCAATGAGCATCAGCGCATCGGCGTTGTCCGGCTCGTCGTTCAGCACCTCGGACGCGATCTTGACTGCGCGGTCCGGGTCTTGATTCATGATCGCGACCGCCGCGGCGATCGGATCGGCTTCCTTAGAACTTGCGGTGCGTCGTTCGGAGATAGGCATATTCTGGCTGTCGAAGCCGCTTCATGATCTCGGACGGGTGCGCCGTGTAGGCGTTGAACCCTTCGTTCATCCACTTCAGCACGACCTCGGGCGGAACGTGCCCGACGTGCCAGTAGGATTCCTTGATGCCGTGCGCGCTGTAGTCCGGCGCGTTTTGCAACGTCTTGCTGTATTCGACGTGCGCAGTGCTGTCGTCTACCGACGTCCGCTGCACGAACTTGCCGTCGGCAAAGCCGATCTCGGTCGTGACCCCAGTCAGCGGGTCATGCTCACGTTGGACGATTTTCATGGGCGGGGTGGGGCGGACCCGAAGGCCCGCCCCGTGGTCATCAGACCGAGGTCACGATGTCCTGCACCTTCGCGTGCGCCGACGGGTTGTCCGCCACAAGCGTCCACTCGCCGATCATCATCGCGCGCGTGCCGTCACCGACCTTCGCGAGAGTCTCCATCTTGATCGGGCGCAGCCACGCCATCGACACGTATTCCGGGTCGACCGCGAACAGCGTGCGGGCCCGGCAGTAGCGCGAGAGCATGACCTTGTGGTTGCCGAAGTCGGACACGTAGACGTCCACGCCACCGATGACCGCGCCGAGGCTGCGGCCCTGGTTGTTTTGGAAGCCCGCGAACGACGTAGCACCCGCGAACTGCGCGATCTGGCGCTTCACCGACGGGCCGCACAGGATGATCGACGGGTCGCCGCCGTCCTCCCACGCCGCCTGCAGCGCCTGATTCAGCACGTTTTCGGCCAGCGTCGCCTGCGTGCCGTCGGTCGGCGCCGCCCACGTCGTACCCGAGAATCCCGGCGTGGTGCCGGTCGTGTTGTTGGCGCCGCCGGCCAGGATGCGATTGCCCGCAATCATGCACTCCAGGCCCGCCGCCACCCGCGCCGTCGCTTTCGCGCCGATCGTGGACGCCTGCGCACCCAGAAGCATCGACTCGATGTCGCGCTTGAGTTCCTTGCCGACTTTCGCGACTTCATACGCGAATTTCTCGGCCACGCCATATTGTTTTACGGCGTCCGCGGTGCCCGACACCTCGACGATTTTCCGAGAGATGTTGGTGTAGTTGCCGAGCACGACGTGCGTCGCCGCGGTCGCGCTGGTGTACACCGCATCGTCACCCTCCAGATGCGAATTCGCAGCCGGCGAAGCGAGCGCGTCCGTCACCCACTGGTGATAGCGGTTCGTGGCCTTTTTCCGCTTCAGGTTCGTGAACGCCCACGTGTCCATAGGCGAGATGTTGTAGACGATATCCTCGACGTCCTCGGCCATCGTGGACAGGTCGAAAGTCTTAGTCGCTGCTTCAGCCATGATTAACTCCGTGCGCGCATTTTGGCGATAAGCGCCGCCGCGGCATCTTCGACTCGGCCCGTCTTTTTGAGCCTATCGACCGCCTCGGTCGCTTTCGACCTCTGCGCAGATTGAATAGTGTTCGCCGCGCTCGTCTTGAGCGCAGGCTTTGGCGCCTCCGCGGCGCC